CATCATAATTGTAATTAAATGCTCTATATTGATTAAAAATTTCACCGTAAAAAGATTTAATATCTTTTAAGGTGCCATATTCAATTGTAAACAATACTCCTAAAATTCGTTCCATAGCACATCGATCTGTTCTACACTTTACTGCATTTACCAAATTGCTTAGATTATATTTACGTTCTAAATTCATTAAAAAATCATGTTTTATAAAACACATACCTCCAAAACATAGTTCAAAGTTTCTCTTCTGTGTTAGTCCCAATATATTAAAACTGTCACCTTTTAGTTTATTTTTAATAGATGAATTATTGGACAAAAAGGAAGATATGCGTAATATATTATCAATATTTTCTTTGTCATAAGAGTGATGCCAAAAATACATCACAGGCGCTGAAAATTTTTCAAATGGAATCCGTTTGTGAAAGAAAACACTGTCATGAATGATGATCGCCTTTTCAAACCATTTATTTCGAGCGTAATAAACAAATGGTAACAATTCGCCTCTGCCAGGATACTCCGATTGTATAATTTCAACATTTTTATAGTCAAATTCCGCCTTTACAAACTCCTGGTTGCTATTATCATCAATTACGATAATTTTTCTAAAAGGATATAATGACCTGATCAGTTTTACAGAATGATTCCAATATTCATTTGTTTTTTCCGAATTAACATGTCTTGTTAGTATAAAACCAAAACTCATTTTATTTTATATATACAAATAAAATAATTTACAGCAATAACATAAGAACTAGACGTATTGTTTATTGAATATATGATGGTAGATCATCAATATTTATAATTTGTTCGCCTTTTGCCAAACTTGTTTTTTGGACAGCAAATTTGCTAAACTCTGGACGTTCTAATTGGGCGACTGGAGTATGATTATGAACGCAGCGAGCAATCATTTTATACAATTTGAAGTCAGGATAACGCTCTACACCGTTGTTCTTGTAGAGCACATTGATCCCGTTATCATCAACACACCAGTCTACAATCAACTTAACAATGGGTTCACATTCATTTAAGTTTTTGATATCATCAATATCGTCGACAACATAGTCAAAAATAGAGCACGCTAGACGACACAAATCGAAACTGAAATTGGGTTCTAAACGCGGTTTCTTTTCATTGAAGTAGGGTTCGGTATTGTATTGTGTTGCCGCATCACCGTTTAGTTGAAAACTGTCACTACAGAAGACCTTTCCGCCTAATTTATAAATAGCGCGTCCAAAGTCGATGATTTTGAAAATCTTGCCAAAAGTGGGGACTTTATAATACTTCTTCTTATAACAGTAATACAAGAATTTCCTGTTAGTAGGAACATACATAATATTATTTGTATGGAGATCATTGTGAGTAAATGAAAACACCTTTTGATAAGTAATTAGTATCATAATAACTTGCATTAACGCTGAAAACCATTCGTCGTGTGTTAGTTCATTGTTCATAATTAACTCGTCAAATGTGCTTTCACAATTTTCCATACAAATAACTTGAACGGGAAATTTGGGGAATGTTAACCATAACGTTTCTTCTTCAATATCAGAATAATCACTGTCACTGTTAGTATCACTATTACTATCACTAATTTTGTCTAACACGCTTTGATCATCACTATTGTTACCAGATCGTTTTTCATCTAAGTCTGATTCCTTTTTGCTGTCTAGATCAGATCCAGATCCAGATCCCGGTTTTAGCAACTCATCATCACTATTCTCATTATCATTTGTATGAGATGTCCTTGATGAACATGTTGATCCAGATTTAAGAGTTTCTGATTTTTTTTGTTCATTGATATTAAATTCATTTGAATTCATGATGTCAACCAACTCGACATTCATATTTTTAACATCGGCAAGCGTAATATGTTCACTTGACTGACTTGATTCATTCAAATCATTGTTAGAAAAGATATTCTCAAAAATAGTATCGTCAATTGATTTAGCAGATAATATTGATTTTTGAGAACCATTCATAATATTAAGTGGTTTCAATGGTTTCATATCATCATTACTTAATAAATGACTATAGTCGTCAATATTGAACAACACATTTTGTTGTTTATTAAAAAATTCCGATTTAATTAAATACTCTAAATCATCAATAACATTTACTCTGTAACTGTTCTTAATTGCTAAAAAAGATCCGTAATAGTCAACACCATGAATAAATCTGTGATGATTTAATAATTGACTAGTAAGAAAACAGAAAAATCCATCAATATAGGATGAGTTGTTAGTATCTTCTATTTTAGGATGCACCTTAATACTCTTATCAAAGGATGGTAAATTAAATAGTTGATGATCAGTGTGGTTATATTTACCAACCATATATTTAAATGGATCTAACAAGGGCGCCATTTTAAAAAACACCTTTTGACTAGTTGTGAAATCCTCAATATCGGAAATGTTCTTCAGTTTACATGTGAATATGTTATCGGATAGGTCGTGTTCTTTTTCCTTTTCTTTTTCCTTTTCTTTTTCTTTAATGTCTGATATTGACCACAAATGATTCAAATTAATTGAATTATAATTTGTGCTGTTTAAAGAAAAGAACCGGTCATAGATGGGAATATAATTCTGTACACTTGACAGACTAATTCTTTTGTTAGTTTGAAACTTTGTAAAGAGGTTTATATTCTTTCTCTTTTGATAATTAACACTAAACATCTCAGTTGGGGCAGTTGTCATTAGCTATTTAAAATATAAATATTAATTATATTTAACTTATTTTTTCCCTAAACAACAACCTTTTCTTAAGCGAAGCGGAAAAGGTGGACAAAAGGTTGTTAGTTGCGTTAAATAGAAAAAAACTTTTATAGGTATATTAATATAATGAATTTAGAACTAAAGCGTTTTGACATGAAGAGCATTAGTTTCAAACCCAATGAATCGAAAGGTCCTGTTGTTGTTTTAATTGGTCGTCGTGATACTGGTAAGTCATTTTTGGTCAGGGATCTTCTTTATTATCAACAAAGTATTCCAATTGGTACTGTTATTTCCGGTACAGAAGAAGGTAACGGTTTCTACGGGTCATTAGTGCCTAAATTGTTCATTCATAATGAATACAATACCGCCATCATTGAAAACATTTTGAAGCGCCAGCGTCAGGTTTTGAAGCAGATTAAGAAGGAAATGGAACAATTTAAACGCAGCACAATTGACCCTCGTACATTTGTGATTTTAGATGATTGCTTATACGACAACACGTGGGCGAAGGATAAGATGATGCGATTGTTGTTTATGAACGGACGTCATTGGAAGGTCATGTTAATCATCACAATGCAATATCCGTTGGGCATACCACCAACGCTGAGAACTAACATTGATTACGTTTTTATTTTAAGAGAACCGTATATCGCCAATAGAAAGCGAATTTACGAGAATTACGCAGGCATGTTCCCTACATTGGAGTCATTTTGTCAAGTGATGGATCAATGTACTGAAAATTATGAATGTTTGGTGATAAATAACAACTCCAAATCCAACAAATTACAGGACCAAGTATTCTGGTACAAAGCAGACGCACATAATGATTTTAGATTAGGATCTAAGGAATTCTGGGAACTGTCCAAATCCATTAATGATGAAGATGAAGATGAACAATATGATCCGAACAACGTGAAGAAACGTGGTCAGGGACCCAAAATCGCGGTTAAAAAGACCAAGTGGTAAACTGCTTTTAAAAAATATAAGCACATCTTGGTTATATAAATCTTGCTTTCAAAATATAAAAGCAAGATTAAACAACTCAAAGAGTATCCTATTATAAAATATATAATAAGATGCAAGAACTCAACATAGTAGAACTCATAACAATGATTATTATAGAATAAAATCTTAACTAAAATCAATTACAAAAAGAACAAAAATGTAATCGCAAACGCGCACACAATTTGTAATGTTATAATAGACCTAGAGAGAAAATTCTTACATTTAAGGTCTACATATGCTGTAGTTGTCTGAAAATTAATTGACATAATTAAAGCAATTCCCCACTTATAATCTAAAAATTGTTTTTTTGGAAATCCTTGTTGTATAAAAAAATTGTTATCAAAATCTCGTAACAAGAAATAATAAATAACAGTGAAAATAAGTGTACACATAATTTGTAACGCAAACAGATTAAAGTATTTTACATATGGTTCGGAAACTAGACCGAAAAAGTTGCCAAAAAATAAAAAATCTTCATATATTTTTGGTTTTTCTTTCTGATTACTTTCAGTAGTATTCGCGTTATTAGTATTCGCGTTATTAGGATTAGGATTAGGATTAGTGTTTATATTTGTGTCATTTATATTTGTATCATCTATATTTGCATAATTATAGTAATTGCTCATTTAAAATAATATAATATAAAAATTAATCTTATTTTTATATTGTAATGTAAATTAGACGCCTAAATAACGCACTAAAGGTTGTCAATTCAATCAACACGTTCCATGCTGTCAGCAGCGTCCTCCTTTTTAATAGCGAAAGGACCACTGAGCAACTCAGATCTGCCATAATCAGATTGTCCAGTAACAATGTTCTCACCATCGAACAACTCACTGCGAATATCGGCAGCAGATATCACATCGTTCTTGGCGAACTTAGCGTCCTCAACACCTACCAAATTACCATCTGCGTCAATATCCTGAGTAATGGTGCTGCCATGCTTCTCGGCGTTCTTCTTGTTATCATCAATTGCCTTCTGCTTGGTCTCCTTGACACGCTGCTCAAATGCAGTCTTAGCGACAGATTCATTCTTCTGCTTCTCCTGCGCCAATTGATTGAGTTCCTCCTCCATGTACTCAACACGACCAGTCTTGTACGCCTCGGGATCCCAACACAACCACTGACCCACAGGTCCAACAAAAACGTCAAAACTGGGATCAGTTTCACGCAACAACTTGGCGCGCATCTCGGCCTCCTCTTGAGTGGCGAAATTGCCTCTCGACTTGAAACCTCTGACAGAAGTCTGGAAGTTGTGCTTGATGTTGAACTGCTTCTCCATCTCCTCCTCATTCTTATCCAAGAATGTCTTGTAATCGTCCTCAATAGAAGAACTAATAATGTTATCTCTCTCCTCCTTAACAAACCCCTCATAATCTTTCATGACATCCTCAAAGTTCAATTTGTACTTAAATGACACGAAATTAAGGAACTGGTGAAACTTCTCCATTGCCTTTGAGAATTCCCACTTCTTTAGGAATGATTCGAAGAAAAACATCTCCTTCTGCTTCAAAATCTTCTCCGGGGTAATAAACGAGAAACAACCAAACTGTTGTCCTGCAATGGGTTTATCAAGTTCCAAAAGATCAACGTATTTAGGATTCTCAGATCCGTCCTTTCTCAACTTTCGTTCAAACGCCAGTTTTTTGGCGACATTCGATTTAGATTTTCCACTCATTTATATATTTATTTAGTTATTCGTTTTAAGTTTTAATTTATATAATTATTATTTTAATTTATATTTCTAGAATATTTTCTTATTTTTTTCTTTTTTATTTATATATAAGAATGGCCATGTTTAATGTTGCTGAACTAGTTAAGAGAATTGTTAAGTACTTAATTGAGGGTTTAATGGTTGCAATTGCTGCTTTCGCTATCCCCAAGAAGTCTTTGAATATGGAGGAGATTGTGCTGCTTGCGCTGACTGCTGCGGCAACTTTCGCCATTTTGGACACATACATTCCTAGCATGGGTGTATCTGCGCGAACTGGCGCTGGATTCGGAATTGGCGCCAACTTAGTTGGATTCCCGGGTGGACTCTAAATACTACCTTTGAAAAGGTAGCGCCAAACTAACTAATTGGTGTAATTATAAATAATTAATATCTTTTTTATTAATTATTTATTGAAAATCTCTTAACCATTAAATAAACTACACGACATTCACTTATCCATTAAATAAATTATCCAAACATTTGGCGCATTTCCGAGTAAGTCATATTGCGTCCAGTTTGCTCCTTGAACGCATCTGCGCCCGCCTGTAATCGTCCAATCAATTCATCTGGTTTATTCAATAATCCTAGTCCTTCCTGCATCGTCTTTGGATTTATATCAGTTTCAATCTTCTTCATGATTGCTTGAAGATTTTGATCTTCAGTATGTTTCACTTCAGTATGTTTCACTTCAAGTGGTTTGTTAGTATTAGTTGCCTCAGACATTTTTATATAACTAAATCAAATAATCTTTATATAACTTGAATATATATTTTCTCAATAAATATATATTATGGATAACGGTAAACTAACATTAGCAGATTTAGCAGTTTCTCCTAGATCAAAGTCAAGATCCAAGTCAAAGTCAAAATCTAGGTCTAGATCAAAATCAAAATCTAGATCTAGATCTAGGTCCTCATCTGGTTCATCTGGTTCTTCTGGATCCAGATCTAACCCCATGGCGAAGACACGGAGACATGGTGATAATCGCAACCCTCTAGACATTACCAGGGGTCCAGGATATGGAGAACTTGGTAAGACACGGAGACATGGCGATAATCGCAATCCTCTAGATATTACACGAGGACCAGGTTACGGAGAACTTGGTAAGACGCGACGACACGGTGATAATCGCAACCCTCTAGACGTTACCAGGGGTCCAGGATATGGAAAACTGGGAAAGACAATTAGACCCAAGTACAGTAGTCAGTACGGTAATATGTAAACACTCTAGATTGTCGCAATAAATTCCCAGTCCAATTCAACACACATCTTCTTCCACGTCTCGTCTTGTTCAATCAACTTCTCCCTATCTTTCAACATGGGTATGTCCTCTAAGAATTGCTCCTCACCCAATAGTTCGCAAAACTTATACAAAACATAATAATAATTCAAGAAATTGACTCGATAATCTGGACATGTTTTTGCGTATGGCGACTGGATCTCCATAAACAGATTACAAAGCGTCTCTTCTAATTCTGGACTAAACACGGGCGGTTTGATACCCAACTTATTTTTGATAAATGCAATGTGCTCATAATATTTATTAAAACCCAGTTTCTTCAATATTTCTTTGGTCTTATAATGTGTTAGTTGTTCTAATTTAATACGCTCCTTTTTGATCTGTTGTTGGATCTGTTCAATAACATCATCAGGAATCTGAGTAGTCTCTTTGCCCTGAAATTGCGCTAAAATTTCCTTGAAATGGTTAATTTTTTTGTAAGCGTAGAAGCATACTTCCTTTGGTGGTTCCTTATAGGAAGGTTTTTCGTTCTCAATTAGATAAGGTACACTAACAGCACATTCATTACAAATTAAAACACCCTCGTCGTCTAATGGAATTAATTCACCCTTATAACAACTCTGACAAATATCGGTAACTCTTACAAAGGCGTTCATGTCAAGAAACGATTCATCAATGTTGCATAAATATTTCTGAACAATGTTTTTGTTCTTATTTTCAGTGCCATTTTGGTCGGGTTCTACACACTGAATTTTGAAAAAATTAAATAGCGCTTGACTTTTAGATGAATTTGAAGAGTTTAAAGCAACGCCAGAATAATTAGTATTTGAATCTTTGTTATTCTCAGCGTTATCAATGTTTTTTTTATTTTCAAAATATTCAAAAATATATTTAGAATTATCAAGAAAATAATTGTTCTTTTTGCCCTTTAAATCTTTAATTGTTTCATTTATTTCTCTAATAC